GGATGGTGCCGAGGGGTATGGCGAGATGGTGCTCCTCACGAACATCCCTGTCTATTCGCACTGCGAGCACCACATCACCCCCTTCGTCGGCGTAGCGCACGTTGCCTACATTCCCAACGGCAAGATCGTCGGCTTGTCCAAGATCGCCCGCGTCGTCGAGATATTCTCCCGCCGTCTGCAAGTGCAGGAGCGACTGACCAACCAGATCGCCGACGCATTGGTTGCGAACTTAGAGCCGCAGGGGGTGGCAGTAGTCATTCAGGCGAAGAACTTCTGCATGGCTACCCGAGGCGTCAAGATGCCGAACGTTGATACGCACACCTCTGCAATGCGCGGCGCCTTCTTCGATAGCGCAGCAACGCGCGCGGAGTTTATGAGTCTGATTCGCGCTGCTCATCAGCCATGAAAGTATTGGCCTATGATCTGGACGGAACTTTGCTTGCAAGAGAAAAGCCGATCCAGCACATGATCGAGGAGGTGAATGCTGCGTTCGAAGATGCAGATAATTTCATCGTCATCTACACAGCACGAAGCTACACCCTTTTTCATCAGACGAGATCACTTCTTCTGAAGTATGGCATCAAGCATCACGCCCTCGTCATGGAGAAGATGCGCGCCAACTGCTACATCGATGATCGTGCGAGGAAGCCATGAGAACAGTCCAGCTGTATGGAGGCGGCATTGACAGCCTCTGCATCTCCTACCTGGTAAAGCCTGACGTGAAGGTGTATTTCAATCTGGGTACAGAGGAAGCACCGCATGAGGAGAAGGTCGCCCGCAGGAGAGGTGCCATCATCGACTATCGTTTCACCCTTAAGGACCAGGTTCTTCCGAATAAGATACTGCCTCTGCGTAACCTGCTCCTTGTCGCTGGGGCTGCGTACTACGGCAACTACATCATCGTCGGAAGCACTGCCGGAGATACTACGAAGGACAAGGACGAGAGGTTCATGGTCCTATGCACGGAACTTCTACAGCATGTTCTTGTCGGAGATCCTGACAAGTCCTTGCCTTGGTTCAACGATGGTGTTGCCGTGGTCGCGCCTCGCCGCAACTCAACCAAGGCCGAGCTAGTTCGGGAATACCTTACCGCAGGAGGGAGCGCTCAAGACCTCATCATCAACTCAAGGTCGTGCTATCACAGCGGCGCTTTGGAATGCGGCGTCTGCCGAAGCTGTGTCCGGAAGTATGTAGCATTGAAGTTGAATGGCATCACCACCGAGGCATTTCAAAGCAAACCTGACCTTCAGGAAGCGTATGACTATGCCTTATCTCACAACCGCGGCCGCGAGGCCGCTGAAATCAAGGAGTGCTTCAAATGAAGAGAGTTATCATGGCAACTGGCGGCATGGACAGCACCGTGCTGCTGTATATGAGCATGCTGGTCGACAAGGTCAGGCCGCAGATCGTCACCGTCGATTACGGGCATCTCGCATTCAAGAAGCAGCTCGAAATGATCCAGCATCACGTTGACATCCTGAAGCTGGATTCGCCGCAGGTGATCACCATCAACTATCAGGGCTGGCAGAAGAAGCCAGCCCTCTTCTCCGGCACTGGCCTTCGGGATACCGATGCTGACCACCCGATGAAGGGCAAGCGCATCTTCGACGACCAGGAGATGCGATACGCCGAGATGTTCGTCGAAGGCAGGAACCTGATCATGGCGGCGTACTGCATGGCCTACGCCAGCAGCATTGGCGCCGACGAGCTGTGGGCAGGCTATCTCCGCGGGCCGGCTGAGTGGGCGAACCAACGCAGCTACAAGATGATCACCGGCGACAACAGCCCGCAGTTCGTCGATGCCATGAATACCATGAGCTTCATGGGGTTCAGCCATCAAGTCCGCATGCGCGCCCCTTACTACGAGGGACGCCTCAGCAAGAACGATGTTGCCAAGCTCGGTGCCAAGCTCGGAGTTGATCTCAGTCTTACGCACAGCTGCTACTGGCCCGAAGCTTGCGGCGAGTGCGATAACTGCCTGCTACGAGCCGAAGCACTGCGCCGGCTCACTCAGGTCTAACCCCGGGAACAGCTTCGATGATCTTCTGGCCTGGTGGCACCATCCGCAGTGATCTCTACAAGTCGCTGCGGATGGCAGACTTTCGACTGCACCTATTCAGCTTCTACCACGAGCACAACCGCCGCTTCGACGAGATGAAGGATCCGATGCTGGACTTCAGATACTTCGCGGACAGCGGCGCCTTCTCTGCCTGGACTCGCGGCGACCCAATCGACATAGAGGAGTACAGCGCGGTCGTTCGCTATCCCGCGGGATACCTCGAGTGGTACGCTGCGCTTGACGTGATCCCCGAGTCGACGCATCCATCCGAACTTGAGCGGGCAGCAGGCAGGTCGTGGCAGAACTATCTCGACATGAAGGCAGACGGCCTCGATCCCATTCCCATCTACCACTACGGAGAGTCGCGCAAGTGGCTGGACATGCTGCTAGGAAGCGGCTGCACATACATAGGGCTGGGAGGCATGGGAAATGCGAACAGAGCCGAGCGCGCTGCATGGCTGGACAGCGTCTTCCACGATCTGCCCGACGGCATCAAGGTGCATGGGTTCGGGGTATCTGCAATCAACCTCCTCTTCCGGTATCCGTGGTACAGCGCAGACAGCATGACGTGGCGCCTTGCCGCGAACAACGGGAACGTATTCATCCCGCTGCACGACGGGACGCAGTTCCTTTACGACCGACCGCCATACCTTGTGCATACCAAGGAACTTCTGACCACAGCATCGGACGAGATCGACGAGTGGCTGCGTATTGTTGATACAGATCGTCAGAAGCTGTTCGACGATTACCGCCACCGCGGCGCCTGCAATGCGGTATTCATGCGCGAGGTCACTGCACACCATGCAGAGCACGGCCCTAAGAAGCGCAGCAGCGCACAACAAGGGTTCTTCAAATGATTCTGTGGATCGGCACTGGGCAGGAGTACAAGGAGCTGGTGGTTGAGATCCACCCGCAGATGTTGATCAGCTTCTTCTACAAGAAGCTCCTCGACCCGTTCATTCCATATTTCGACTATGGCAAGCCCAGGTCAATGCAGTTCATCCTCGACAGCGGCGCATTCTCAGCACGCAATAGTGGGAAGGATATTGACCTGGACGAATATTGTGCGTTCCTGCATAACACCATCGAGTATTGGGATCACTATGTGAATCTCGACGTCATTCCAGGAACCGGAGGCAGAGAGGTCACTGAAGCAGAGATCGACCGCGCAGCATCACTGGGATGGGAGAACTACAAGTACATGAAGGCGGACGGTCTGGATCCCATTCCCGTGTATCACTACGGCGAGCCGCGCAAGTGGCTGCACAACATGCTTGATGCAGGCTGTGACTACATAGGTCTGGGAGGCATGGTAGGGCTTGACGGGACTGGCAGGAAGAGGTGGCTGGATAGCGTCTTCCGAGATATCACGGACGTCCATGGCAACGTGCTAGTGAAGACACACGGTTTTGGCATGACCGCAGTGCCGCTCATGCTGCGATATCCGTGGTACAGCGTCGATAGCATCTCGTGGAAGATTCTCACGATCAACGGGTACGTGGATGTGCCGCGCCTCGACGACAACGGGAAGTTCAGGTTCGACGTGCCATCGCGCACCTTCACGGTGTCGACACAGCACTCCCATTTCAAGCAGCAGGGGAAGCACGCAACGCACGCAGGTATAACTGACAAGGAGGTCATAGAGCGATGGCTTGAGCATTGCGGCGTGACGTGGGGAGAGGTGGCAGAAGACTACACCGCACGTGCCCGCTGCAATCTAATTCTGTACAGCAGTTTCGCGAAGCACAAAAAGGAAGCAGGCGTCGTTGGCGCCCGCTTTGTCCAGGAATCATTCTTCGACTAGGAGCAACAGCAATGAGCGACATCAACCGAGAGCACCTTCTTCAATCACTGAACTTGGCCAAGGCAGCAGTCGCCGGTCAAGCCTATGTGCCAGCACTCACCCACTTCGCCTTTGATGGCTGGGGGGTGCTCGCATATAACGACGTCTCTGCCATCGGCATACACGCGCCCATTGACATGCCTGTGTGCCTTCCTGCCGAGATGCTGATCAAGACGTTGAACAGCATGACTGCCGAGAGCATCCTGATCACCGAGACGGGCGAGGATGCAGTCGTGGTGGCAGCAGGCAGATCCAAGGTGAAGATCCCGTTCCTGCCGCTTAACTCATTCCCGTTCGAGTTCCCGCCGGTGTGCTATGACGACGGGTTCATTGTCACTGCCGATATGCTGAAGGGCATTGAGAAATGCCTGGTCGGGGTTGGCACAGATCCGACGCGCCCAGCGCAGATGGGAGTCACCCTCGAGGCCACCGAGTTCGGATGCGTCCTGTACTCCACGGACAACTTCACGATCTCCCGCTACAAGTCGAAGTCGCACATCAAGCTCCCGGGCAATGTGCCGATCATCCTGCCTGCATTCTTCTGTAACCAAATGCTGGCGCTGGCCAAGGCATTCATGGACGAGGAGATTGCCGTAGGGCTCCCCAAGGGGGCAATCTGTGCCAACTTCGGCGGGCAGGCGATGCTATTCACGAAACTGCTGGTGGATCTCGAGCCACTCGACTTCGCGCGCCTGTTCAGCAAGTATCTTCAGGGAGCAGGTACGGACGACGCCGCGGAGATTCCCAACGGATTCGAGTCGGCACTAGACCGCGCCCTGCTGATCCTCTCGACCGAGATGGACAAGGCCACCAATATCAGCGTCGCCGGCGGCAAGATGCGACTGTTCTCATCCTCCGGCCAAGGCGAGGCGACGGACCTGTTGGCATTCGAGCACCCCGACACGGATTCGTTCCTAGCAGACCCCGCCCTGGTATCGCGTGCGTCCAAGACCTGCCGCAAGATGAAACTTCTTGAGAAGGTCATGCTGCTTACGGATGGGCAGTTCCTGCACCTCATCGCACACTGCTCCGTCTAGCACTCGCCCTCAGGGAGAGTGCTGTGGGGTTCTTTTACAACGGGACGCGCGGGCAGGCGAAGAAGGCCACTCCGGATAGCAGGCGTATCCCGATCGACACAATGCAGAGGATGGGCTGTGACGCCTGTCCTCTGGACAAGGCGAAGCTGACGACTCCGAAGATGTCTCCTTCCGGCACGGAGCGCCCGCTGATCTACGTGCTGGGCGAGGCACCAGGGGAGAATGAAGACCTCGAGGGCGAGCCGTTCGTTGGCAAGTCTGGCCGACTGCTTCGATCGCAGTTCCCCGCCTCGGTTCTCAGGCGCGACGTTCGCATAAGCAACACGATACGCTGCCGCCCTCCGGAGAACAGAACTCCGGAGATGCCTGAGATCGAATGCTGCCGCCTCAAGGGCCAAGAGGATATAGAGCGGACTGCACCGAAGGTCATCGTCGGGACGGGCAACATCCCGCTCAACTGGGCGACGGGGCTTTCGTCTGTCACTGCCTGGCGCGGCAAGCTGATCGCCACTAAGATCGGCAACCACCCGTGTTGGTACTATCCCGTTCTACACCCGTCGTTTGTACTGCGTAAGCAAAGCAAGTATCGCAAGAGCGAGTTCGAGCTTTGCCTTGAGCACGACATCGGGTGGATCCTTGACAATGCAGAGCGACTTCCCAATGCCAAGGTGCATGAGGCCCCCTACGATCGCGGCATAGAGATCATCGAAGGCCAAACCCTAGCTGACTTCAACCGACTGGAGGACATTCTCAATGAGCTTGCGAAGGAACCCAGTGTTGCGATCGACCTTGAAACAGGAGATGGAAAGACAGGGCTGGGATGCCTGCGACCCTACGTGGATGATCCAAAGATTTTCACGTGCTCTATTGGGACATTCGATAGGGTGGCTGCGTTTCCGATGGATCACCCGCAGGGATGGAACAGCAGTCTTCGTCGCAGAGTCTGGGCACTTGTTGCGGAGTTCTTACTGTCATCTCGGCGCAAGATCGCCCATCACCTTGGATTCGAGCTTGAGTGGCTCACCTACTTCTACGGGCGGGAGCTTGCGAATCTGACCGAGTGGGAGGACACGATGGCCCAGGCGCATACGCTCGACGAGCGCATCGGAACCCTGAGCCTGGACGACCTCACTCGGCAGCATTTCGGGTTCTTCTTGAAAGCCCAGTCCAAGGTAGATCCAAAGCGGCTTCTCGAGTACCCCATCCGCGATGCACTGCGCTACAACGGGATGGACTCGAAATGGACGCACCTGCTGTACGAGACGCAGCGGCCGCTGGTTGAGCGCGAGCGCAAGTTAATTCGGCAGTACGAACGCAAGCTGAGACTTGAGCCCGCCCTAGTGCTGACACAACAGAAGGGCATCCTCGTTGATTTTGACTATGCCCGGGAGATGGAGACCAAGCTGGTCAAAGACCTGGCGGGCATTGAGATGAAGCTGGAGAAGTGCCCCGAGATTGGCAAGTACAAAGCGCAGTTCGGAACGTTCCTGGCATCCTCACCTGACCACGTCCTGCGGTTGATGAAAGACGTATGCCACAGAGACGAGGTTCGCAAGGAGGAAGGCGGGCACACATCGGACGAAGCGGCGCTGTCGAAGATACCGGAGGGGGAGGTTCCGTCCGCCCCCTTGATCCTTGAGCACCGGTCCGTGATGAAGCTGGCTGGAACTTACATCCTGCCACTGCTGGCGGGCAGAAACGCGTACCGCGACGGCCGCATGCACCCGAAGTTCAGCAGCATGGTGGCGGTGACCGGACGCCTTGCATGCGAAGACCCCAACGCGCAGAACTATCCCAAGCGCAAGCACAAGGAGATTCGCGGCGTTGTAGTTCCGCCGCCAGGCGAATGGATAGCAGCGGCCGACTATGGACAGCTAGAGGCCCGCGTTATCGGCATGGCAAGCCGGGATGATGCCTTGTGCAGGGCGCTATGGACGGGGTACGACATCCACGGCTTCTGGGCAAATCGTTTCATGGAGGAGTACCCGCGCATCAAGGATCGCATGATCAAGGACTACAAGGTGGATGGTGACGATGCGAAGCTGATCCGCAAGAAGTTCCGAGACGAGATTAAGAACGGGTGGGTGTTCCCGCAGTTCTTCGGATCGGCAGTGCGGTCGTGTGCCCAGGCGTTGCAGGTTCCCGATATGATTGCCGAGGACTTGGGAAAGGAGTTTTGGGATGAGTTCAGGGGAGTGAAGAAGTGGCAGGACAAGCTCCTCAAAGACTATGAGAAGAACCTGTACGTCGAGACTCTGACCGGACGCAGGCGCCGCGGCCCGCAGTCTAAGAACGAGATCATCAATGCGCCAATCCAGGGCACTGCTGCGGATATCGTGACGGAGTCCATGGCAGAGCTATCGGAGATGTCAGTCATCCTCGACGAGCTCGAGCTCCAACCGAACATCAATGTGCATGACGACCTGACCACCAACTTGCAGGATCCCGGACTGGAGGACCGCCTTGAGCAGATCGCCCTCGTTATGTGCAGGCACCGCTTCGACTTCATCAACGTGCCGCTGATCATCGAGTTCTCTGTCGGAGAGCGGTGGAATACGCTGCAAGAGATCGCTGTGTATCGCAGCAATGAGATGTATAGATTACCAAACCCCTACGAGGCATGAAATGCCCTACGCAGACCGCTGGCTCATCTTGCACCCCGAGAGCGATAGCCTGTTCGAGATCCACGACCATAGAGTTCTGCGCCAGTGCCTTCGTGATGGATGCCAAGACGTCACTGGCATCGAAGACTGGGAGCATATGTTCAAGAGGTACGGGAAGTTCTACATTAAACCGAGAAGGAAGCTGATCCATGAGTAACACAGACCCGCTGCATATCAAGTATCGCCCTGCCAACTTGAAGGAGGTTGTCGGGCAGAAGGACGTTGTGTCGTCCTTGCAGGCAATGATCAAGAGCAAGTCGCGCGCCCATTCGTTCCTATTCACTGGGCCAAGCGGCTGCGGCAAGACAACCCTCGCCCGAATCATCGCATCAGAGTTTGGCTGCGACCGCTCCAACATCGTTGAGGCGGATGCCGCAACCAACAACGGAATCGACGACATGCGAGGCATAACGGAGACGCTCCGCTACGCAGGATTCGGCGACTCCCCCAACAAGATGGTCATCATCGACGAATGCCATGCACTCAGCAAGGCGGCATGGCAATCGCTGCTCAAGGCCGTGGAGGAGCCGCCGCCGCACGTCTTCTTCGCGTTCTGCACTACGGACCCAGGCAAGGTGCCGGAGACGATCAAGACCCGCTGCTTGAGCTACAACGTCAAGCCCTTGAAATACGACGACATGATGGACCTGCTTGAGGCAGTCGCTGACGATGAACGGCTTGACGTGACGAAGGCACTGCTGGGAACAGTAGCCAGGGCCAGCGACGGCTCCCCGCGGCGGGCATTGGTACAGCTTGCAATGGTGCTGGACTGCAATAGCGATGCCGAGGTGCAGACGCTACTCGAGCAGCCATTCGAGAACAAGGAGATCATCGACCTCTGCCGCAAGATGATCGAGCGCGACCTGCAATGGAAAGACGCGGTCAAGGTGCTAGGCGACATGACCGAGATGGCGCCCGAGTCGATCCGCATCGTCGTGACCAACTACGTCGCCGGATGCCTCATGCGGCCCAAGTCGGAGAAGGACGTGCCGCGGTTGCTGGATGTACTGCACGCCTTCAGCAAGCCCTGCAACCCAACCGACAAGCTGGCGCCCATCCTTCTCGCGATGGGCCAGGTGCTCTACGACTAGGAGGCATCATGGGAACCCGAGAGCCAATAAGCACGCTTGACGACTACCGCAGGCGGCTTCGCATAGAGAAGCACCAGCTGGACGATGAGCTCGAGCTGCAAGCCGAGCTTCTGCATAGCATCTCGGAGCACGTCGTCAGCGCGAAGTCGCGGGCACTTCATGCCAAGGATCATCTGGAGCGCACCGAGGGCGACATCTACTCCGACGCCAAGCAGGACAACCCCAAGGCCACGGTTCCAGAGCTGCAAGGGATCACGCTGCGAGACCCCGACCGCATCAAGGCATTCGATCTGTATCAGCGGGCACGTGAGTCGCAGGAGTCGTGGGAGGGACTGCATGAAGCATGGCGGTCGCGCGGGTTCGCACTGCGCGCCCTAGTCGATCTTCGCCTTGCCAGCTACTACACCTCCGATAGCAGTGCAGCTGACGGGCGCAAGGCACTGAACCAAGCACGCCAGGCAGCACAGCAGCACAGCAGCACACCGAGGCGCCGCTCGGTTGTATAGTTTCCCATGGGGGTGGACTTTGCTGATCCCAGCCAAAGCGGCGTCCTGGACAGCGTGAGGTCTCTCACACCTGTCTGCCCCCACCTCTAACCACACATCACACAGGAGCACTACCATGAGCAGAGAAGAGCGCAGCAGGGGAAGCCGTGAGCGGGAAGATACCGGCGGCAGGAGTCGCGACAGTTCGCGCGGCGTTGGGCGCGACAGCCGTGACGATACGCGCAGCCGCCGCGGCGGTGGGTTCAAGTATCAGGAGCGGTCGCCCGACACTTACAAGAAGCGCGGCGAGCAGGGAGGCGGCGACTTCGACAAGTATCTGACGGACAGCATCAAGATGTTCAAGCCTGCGGACGGCGACAACATCATCCGCATCATGCCGCCGACGTGGGAAGGAGCCGAGCACTTCGGGCTGGACATTTACGTGCATTACGGAGTCGGGCCGGACTCGCAGACGTACCTCTGTACGCACAAGATGCAAAACAAGCCCTGTCCGATCTGCGACGAGCGCGAGAAGGCATCCAAGGACGGCGACGCAGAGTATGCGGACAAGCTGAAGCCCACCAAGCGCGTCCTGATCTACCTGATCGACCGCAACAACGAGAAGGACGGCCCGATCGTCTGGTCCATGCCTTGGACCATCGACCGCGACCTGTGCAAGCTGGTCGTTGACAAGCGCAGCGGCGAGATCCTGCCAATCGACAACCCCGAGAGCGGGTACGACATCAGCTTCGAGCGCAAGGGAAAGGGCGATCGTACGCAGTACATCGGGCTGGCAGTGGCCCGCCGCGATTCCGACCTCGGTGATCCCAAGTGGCTCGACGAGATCCAGGAAAACCCGCTGGACAAAATCCTCCAGTTCTACGACTACGATCACGTCGCCAGCGTCTTCGGCGGCCGCAGTGCCAAGCGTTCCGGCAAGGAAACGGACTTGGACCGTGAGCAGGAGCGCGGACTGCGCGAAGTCGAGGACCG